CTAGATATGGGTATGCAAAATGGTGTGTCTAATGTTGAGTTAATTGCAAAAGGTGCTGAAGGTTTTAACAGAAGCTTTGTTAAAAAATATGTACCTGGAATGGTTAACCCTTATGACTATAATTCGATGATGGCTGCTAACGGTGATGATTTCTTTGAGTGTCAAATTCTTTCTGAATCTGGTATTATCTTAAGAAACCCATTATCTTGTGGTGTATTATCTAATTCGTAAATTTAATATGTGTAACAGGGAGGCTTGTCCTCCCTCTTACCTTTAACTTTAAAAAATAAAAAAATGAAAAAATTTGTATATGTAAGAGCTGCAGATGATAATGCCAATGCTTGGCCAATAGAATCATTTGTAGAAGCTAGATATAACGACGCTGATGAAATCGATTTGCACTTTAAAGGTGCTATTGGTACAGACAGTGTAGATGTAGTTAAATTAAAATATGGAGCTGGTGATAATGGTAAAAAGGCCATGCTTGCTATAGGTGAAGTATTTGCTAACTATAATGGTGGTGCGTTTTTAAAACTAGCTGATAAAGTTGATAATAAATATGCTACGTCTGAAATCACTGATGTGACTTCTATTACGTTAGCTTCATAATAATAATCCTTAAAATTGTAATAAAATGGCAAAAGAAAAATATTTATTCTTAGAAGATGTTGCTACTGGTATAGAAAGTAGACTATTTCCTGCAAGTGGATTGTTAGGTATAGATGTTGCTGATACAGCAGTAGCTTTAATTTTTAAATCTGCAAGTGAAACAGCAACAACTGAAGATGGTGATGCAGTTACAATAGCAACTTTAACTACTAATGCTTCTGATGAAGAAGTTGTAGCAGAACAAGTTGCAAAGTTAATTGCTAATTCTAGAGCTGGTGTTATAGACATTGTAGCTACATTAGATAAAGTAAGTGCATGTGAAATAACATTTGCAGCATAATAATAATAATGATTGGGGAGACGCTTAAACTCCCCTTTCGTTTTAAAAGTTAATTTAAGCATAAGTTTAATAAATAAATAGATTAAAAATGAAAGAAGTATTTGACGTAAGACGTTCCGCAGATGGCGATGACGTTTTAAAAAAGCTAAACAATTCATTTCTTAATACTGTTGTATTAGGAGATGAAAGCAAGACTTTATTAGATACAGATTGTGGTGTTGTTGTATATGGTGCAGATTTAACTAGCGCTAGAACATTAACATTACCAAATGCTGAAGAAGGTCTTCACTTTAAAGTTATTTTTGCTGCAAATTGGACAACAGATACAACTCTTAAAATAAATGCACCTGATGGTGAGTTATTAAAAGGTTCTGTTTCTTGGTTTGATTTTGGCACTGATGATGCAATAAGTGATTCAGATATTGTTGCTAACCTTAGTAGTAATGATTTTTTAAATTTAGAAGATGATGTAAAAGCTGGCTCTTATATAGAATTTTACGCTACTGACTCATATTGGGTGGTAAATGGTAAAATCTATTCAGATGTAGCTCCTGCATTTGCAGATTCTTAATAGTAAATTTATATCTATCCCCTCTTCGGAGGGGGTGGGTATTTATTATGGGAAAAGTAATATTAAAATATAACCCTAAAACAGGGAAAGTAGAAGAATACTCTGAGTCCACACCAAAAGGTGAGAGTAATTTATTGATTAAAACAAAGGGGCCAGGACTGAAATGGACAAGCAGGAATGGGCAAAAACTAAAATAAAAGTTATGAGCAAAAATGAACATATGATTTTTTACAGAAGTAAAAATCCACAAAGAATGAGTTATGTATTCTTTGGAAACTACAAAGACAAAACGGGGAAAATGCACACTTATACAGATGTTAATGGTGTTGCACATAGAGGTTTTCCTAATACACAACCTGTTATAAGGTTGGATATTATGCAACCACATCACAAATTAGTAGATGATTTTTTACAAACTCATCCATTAGTTTTAAATGGTGCTTGGTTAAGAGATGACTCTATACAAAGACAAGAACAAGAAGCGGCAGTTATAATGACTTCTGCAAATGCTGTAATGGAAGCTGCTAAATTAAATGCAATGGAAGTAAGAGAGTTTTCTAGACTAACTGGTTTAAACTTAGATTCTAGAGATGATATCTTAAAAGCGCATGTATTAAAGATGGCTGCTGAAAACCCAGAATACTTTATGTCTATCTGGTTTGATGAAGATAAACACTATAGAGGATTTATCTTATCTGCACAAGAAAAAGGCGTAATTAAATGGGAAAAAGATGTGTACAAATATGGAACACAAGTAATTGGTGTTTCTGATGACCAAGTAATTAAATGGTTGAAGGACAACAAAGACATATTTGCTTTATTAAAAAACCAAATTGAAGGTAATGGTAAAGTAGAAATGGATTTAGTTGAACAAAAAGAGAGTGCTAAAAAATCTAAAAAAAAGTAATAGATGATAACCACAGAAGCTGCTGCAAGAGAAAGAGTAAGAATCATGTTAGACAGGGCGGATGCTCCGTACCTGTCTGACAATGAGATTAACGCATATCTTGAAATGGCTATGGGGGAATATATTCGTGAAAGAGTTGGTAAATATGATGCCACTCAAAAATTACGTGATGATTTAGGTGAATATATAAAAAGTAGGGTGTATATATCAGAAGAAGCTAAAGGTATTATATTTGGAGAAGAAAATACTATAGATTTATATAATGATGGCGATGGCTTAGGTCATGTTTCTACATATGAAAAATATAATTTTATTGACCATGCTAATACAGGTGCGTATTTAGGAGAGTATGGTCTTAATATAAACAAAACAGATGGAACAATAGGTTATGTATTAGGTATTGATGTAAGGTATATAAACAATATAGAATCAGGAGATTTAGAGTTTGACATAACTCCTACAGACTCTACTTCATATTTAGTATTCAACACTTGTAAAATAATTAGTATTGATGAATATACTAGTATAGCTAATGACCCATTTAATATGCCAGAAGAAGGTCATCCAGTTGCTGTTAGAGTGGGGGATATATACCATATTTCAGGAAATAATAAAAATGATGTTTTTGAAAGTGAAGAAAAAAGAACTGGTGAAACTTTAACAGGACAATATTGTTTTATTTTAAATTATATATCAGGACAATTAGCGCCTAATTATATGGTAGCATGGTTGCCTTTTCATGGCAAAGAAGAAGTTTGTAAAATAGCTGTAAGAAAAATATTAGGGGTTACAGCTGATGATAGATATGTATCTCAACAAGTTGAAATACAACAATCAGAAAAAAAATAATTTGCTCCCTGCTTTGTGATGAGGGGTTAGGTTTGCCCTGCCCCTTATCTTTAAAAAATAAATTATGACATTAAACGAAATAGCATATAATATAAAAAACATAGTAGAAGGGGGAAGGCATGGGGAAGATTCTTCTATTAGTATTAGGCAAATTAAACATATGATACATTACCATAGAGCCCGTTTAATAACAAAATGGACAGAAGGTGGTAGATATGTTGCAGATACTTTTTTATCTAATAAAAGTCATAGTATTGGCACAACTGCTGCTTATATGGGTGAATTTACTACAAGTAGATATTTAAATTTTCCAGGCAATAAAGGTTTATTTAATATTCAAATATATGATAGAGATGGAATACCTAATAAAACTGTACACGCTGTAAATATTCCATTTTATAGGCAAGAAGAAATAGAATATTATAAAAATTCTAGATTTTTTCCGTCAGGACAAATTTATGCTGTTATACATGAGTTGTCTTCAAGTAGTTTAGGAAATAGAGTGTATCTTTTTCAAGATGGTGAGCCATTAACAGGGGGTGGTAAAGCATATGTTACTATGCTTGAGGCAGAACCAAGTGCTGTTACTACGACTTACCCTATGCCAGAAGAATTAATTCCTGAATTAGTAAGAAGTATTTTATCTATAGAGTTTGGGGTAATGTTAAAAGTAGGAGAAGACCTTACAAATAACTCTATGGATGATAAATTTTCTACAAAAAAAGCACCAGAAGCAGCAACACCAAAAACAAAGCAAAAAGCAAAAACAACTAAATAATGAATATAAGAAGTTATAAAAATAAATATGTATTGTTAAAAGATGTATTTAATGTTATAAAAAAAGATATTAAAGTAAAAGGAACAACTAAAAAAAGACAATTATCATATACAGAATATAGAGGTATTGTAAGTAAATTTTTTGATGTTTTAATAGAAGAAGTAGCGGAAAATAGAGATAAGGCAAGGTTGCCATTTAAATTTGGAACAGTTTATGTTAAAAAGTGTAAAAACAAAAGACCGTTTCATATACGCTTAGATATAGCAGAAAGCGAAAAAACTGGGGAGATAGTAAAATATAAAGTGCCTATATTAGATAACTATTATAATAAGTTAGTTTGGTTAAGGCCTGCTAGATTTAGAAAGTGTAAAATACTTCCTTTAACTAGATTTAAAACAGTTATAAAACAAATAAAAGAATACTAATGAATAGTTTAGTTGGTAAAAGAGTAAGTGTAAAAAGAGTTGTAGCAACAGTGTTACGAAATATGGACATACAAGATAGTTCTAGAATGTTTCATCATTTTGTAGAATGGGCATTTGAGGCAGAAAAAAAAATAGGTTCATATAAAACATTTGTAAAAAAAGAAATAACATTGCCTGTAGCAAATAAACAAGCTGCAGTGCCTTCTGATTTTTTAAGTTTAATAGATATTAAAAAAACAGGAGATGCAACTAATTCTAGTTATTTAGAGCAAACATCTGCTACTTTTCCATCTAATGTAGATAGAACACATATGTTTTATCTTACAGAAGACACTATAAACTTTACTGGTTCTGATGTTACATCTGTTGATGTATCTTATTTAGCTATAGATACAGATGAAGATGGCTACCCTACTATAGCAGATAGTCATGAAGATGCTGTATCAGCATATTTAATGTGGAAATATAAATCAAGAGATTATTGGAATGGCAAGTTGCCTAGAGCTTTATTTATAGATTTACAAAAAAATTGGTCACGTTTATGTGCACAAGCTAGAGGTAATGATAATATGCCTTCACCAAAAGAAATGAAAAAAGCTGCACAAATATGGAATACTTTAGTTCCTATACGTAGTAGTAATGGATTATTAAATGTTTAATTATGGCTAGAAAAGCTGGTAAACCAAATACATTTTTAAAGGGAATGAAGGTAGATATGGACCCAGCGTTCCAACCTAAATCTTCCTATAGATTTGCAAGAAATGCAAAAATATTATCTAATGATTCTGATTCTGTGGCTATACAGCCATATCCAAGCGATAAAGAAGTTTTAACATTATGTCCAGAAATAGTTACTGTAGCACAAAATATAGGAGGTGTTATAGGTTTTGGTGATATTAATACATATTCTTTTGGTTTAACTGGCGCAGAAGGAGTTGATGTAGAGAATTATTATATTGGTCAAACTGGTTATAATTTAGACCATGCTGAGTTAAGTGGGCAAATAGCTAATGATTACGGATTTTCAATGATAAATTTTTTATCTCCATCTACATTTGACAATAATGTTGCTCCTATTCCCGTAGTTTCTGTAACTAATGCTGAAAATGCAACATCATTAAATGAATCATTTTTATTACAAGCAACTATAACTTTAAATAATGGAACAACTCAAATTTTATTTTTTAATGCAAATTCACAAAGTTTATTTACAAATACCACCCTTAATGGTAGTCCATATTCTTTAAATAATACTATTGCAGCGGCAATAAATTCTAATAATTGGCAAAATGAAGATGGTTCTCAATTAGAAAATGCAGAAAATATAACAGCATTTAACGTTCCTTTAGTAAATGAATTAGAACCTGATTTTATAACATATGCAACAACGGGTGGTGATTCAGGTTCTGTTATTTATGATGGAACAGATAATTTATATTTTTTTAATCAAACCACACCTACAAATTATGTATCAGGTATAACTATAAATGTAGTAGGTAATGTTTATGTTGGTTCTGTTTTTCAACAATGGTATTATGGTATTTTAAATGTAATGTTAGAATATGTATATAATGTAGTAAGTAATTTCACATTGTCAGAAATACAACAACAAGCAGAAAATTTAGCTAACTATATTATTGCAAACGCACCTACAGATAATATGTTAGCTGTGGCTAACAATTTACAGCAA